GGACCTGAAGCGCACGACGATCCGGACGTGGATCGAGATGTTCCCGGAGGACATCTATGGGCGGCTGAACTGGGGACAGCCGCCGTTTCATCATCTGAAGTTCGCGCATCCGTCAGGCGACGGGACGATGGTTGACCTGCAGGTCGACTTCTTCGCGCTCGACAAGGTCGACGACGTAGGCAAGCTGCGGTCGACCGAATACACCGGGATCGCCTGGAATGAGCTTTCGTTCATTTTCGAGAAGGAGCTGTTCGACGAAAGCCACTCGCGCTTGCGATATCCCGGCAAGGAGCATGGCGGATCGGCATGGCATGGCGTGATCGCGGACACGAACGCGCCGGACGAGGAGCACTGGCTGGCGCTGATGACGGGGCAGGTCGATCTGCCGCCGAACCTGACGGACGACGAGCGGCTCGAATTTGCATGGCCGGAGCATTGGGGCTTCTACACGCAGCCGCCGGCGGTGCTGGAGAAACTCGACAATAGCGGTCGGGTGACGGGCTACACCGTCAACCCAGCGGCAGAGAACCTCGGCAATCTGCCGGACGGCTACTATCAGAAGATGATCCCGGGCAAGTCGAAGGCCTGGATCGACAGCCGCCTGCGGAACGTGTGCGTGCTCGTCACCGACGGCTCGCCGGTTTTCCCGATGTTCCGGAAAGAGGTGCATGTCTCGCGCGAGGCGCTACGGCCCGCGAAGAATGTGCCGCTGCAGGTCGGGCTCGATTTCGGCAGACAGCCGGCGGCGATCTTCGGCCAGAACATTGGCGCGCGCAGCTACTTCCAGTATGAGCTCCTCGGCCTGAACGAGGGCGCGGCGACGTTTGCGCCGAAGGTGAAGAAGTTCATCGCCGACCATTATCCGGATCATGACCTTGGCAGCGTGCTGTTCTGGGGCGATCCGAAGGGGCAGGACAAGGGCCAGGCCGACGAGCGCACGGCGTACGAAATCTTTGCGTTCCACCGCATGAAGGTCCGGCCGCCGCCGGGACTCAAGCAGAACATGATCACCACCAGGGTGGACGCGGTGACGTCGGTTCTGATCACGATGGATCGCGAAGGGCGGCCGCGCGCTGTGTTCTCGCCGCTATGCCGCACGCTGAACGTTGGGATGCAGGGCCGTTATCACCTCGTCAAGGAGGAGGACGGCGAACTCAGGCCGAAGAAGGACCGTTATTCGAATCCTTGCGATGCGCTCCAGTACCTCGTCATCGGCATGGGCGAGGGCGACGCCATGGTCGGGCGGCCGAACCGAGCGACGACGCAGCCGGTGCGCGTGCATCACGGCCGCAAATCGATGCGTAGGATCGCGGGATGATCCGGCTCGTGAATGCCGGCGCCGGCGGTCAACCGACGCGCTGGGTGCTGGCGTTCCGCCGCACGACGGAATCGCGGCTGGTCCGCTGGCTGGCGTGCGGGCGCTTCAAGCACGTTTCGGCATTCGGGTATGTGGCCGAGGTCGATCATTGGGTGTTCCTCGATTGGCGGCTGGCGGCGCTCGACGTCATCGTGGCGCGCGGCACTGCCGCGGAGCACTACATCAAGCATTACACCCGAGACGCCGCCCTTCTAGGCATGCAGCCGAGGCAGACGGGCAGGGGATTCCGGCTCGGCCTCTGGTGCGTTCCGGCGATCAAGCATCTGATCGGCATCAGGGGCAGTGCGTTGCGCCCCGATGGCTTGTGGCGAGACTGCATCCGCCAGGGAGCCGAAATCCTCAGCTATGAGTGTAGATCCACCGCCACCGCCGCCGCCGGACCCAGAGCAGTTGATGCTCGAGCAGCAGGCGCAGAATGACAAGATCGCCGCAGCGCAGGGTACGGCGAAGATCGATACCGCCGATCTGATGGCGCGGTTCGGCGCGCTTGCGGGATACGCGCAAGCGGCGAAGGGCTGACATGGCCGATAAGCACCCACTCGATCCCGAGGCCAATCAGCGGCTCGACGACTGCCGCCGGCAGAAAACGCCGTTCGAACTCGACATGCGCGAGTGCTATTTCTTTACCGCGCCGCAGCGGCAGCGCGTCATCAACTCGATGAGCACGCCGCCGACAACCCCGCTGCACGACGACGGCTTTCTGCAAACCAGTACCGGTTACGAGCTGACGGGCGACTACGTCACCGAGATGATGAACACCTTCATCCCGCAGGCAGAGCAATGGTGCGAGCGGGACAAGGGCATCTTCGTCAGGAAGGAAGATTGGGAGTCGATCAAGGGTCAGGTCAAGGCGGACGACGTCGAGATATTCAGCGCGATCAAGGGCTGCAATTTCTATTCAGAATTTGCGAAGGCCGCCAATCCGGACCTGGCGATCGGCACGATAGGGCTGTTCATCGACGATCCGCGGCCGGGCGAGCCGATCTGCGTGCAGGCCGTTCCACTGCGCGAGCTGGAAATCAACCTCGGGCCCTACGGCGAGATCGATGACCGCTTCATCGTTCGCCACACACGCAACCGCCATGTGAAGGCGCTCCTGCCGGGCATCGAGATTCCGGCAGACTTGCTTGCCGAGATCGATGCTGGGCCCGAGAAGAAAGCCGAGGTGCGCTGGGGCTGGTGGCGGCTGTGGGATCGGCTAGGTGACGAGTGGTGGCAGCACGTCGTGATGATCAAGAACCGCGTCGTTCATGCGGCCGAGCTGAGAGGCGAAGGATGCTGCCAGTTGATCGTTTCGCGCTTCAACGCCACCGCCGATTGGGCGTATGGGCTCGGCGTGCTGCTGCAGAGCCTACCGGAGCTGCGCCAGGTCGACGAGCTTGAGGGGCAGCGCATCACGCATATCGAGTTGAACCTGACCCCGCCGATGGGGATCCCCGACGATTCCTTCGCCGCGGTGGAGCAGGGGCTCGAGCCTGGCATGGCCTATCCGATCCGGCCCGGTTCGGCGGACGCGGTCAAGAAGCTGTACGATCCCGGCTCGCCCGAGGCCGGCATCTACGCGATCGACGACAAGGTGAAGCATCTGCGAAAGCTGTTCTACGTCGATTATCCGGAACAGACCGGCGATACCCCGCCGACGCTCGGACAATGGATGGACGAGCTCGCCCGCGCGCAGCGGCGCATCGGCACTCCGGGCCTGACGTTCTGGTGGGAAGGTCCAGCCAAGATTTTCCTGCGCTTCAAATATCTGCTGGAAGCGAAGGGCGTCATCCAGCCTGTGAAGGTGAATGGCAAGGCCGTGGCACTGGTGCCAAGCAACCCGGCGCAGCGCGCCGCCGAGCAGCAGGAGATCGCGATGGCCGTGCGCGCCATCCAGATCCTCGGCCAAGCCTTCCCGGAAGAGTTCCGCGCCTACATCGACGGCAAGGAGACGATCAAGGCGTTCCTCGACAAGATGCGCGTCACGCTGCTCAAATTCCGTCCGCAGCATCAGGTCGATACGGCCGTCAACATGATCGCCAAGCTCCTCGGCCGCCACGGTGCGCCGACGGGCGATCCCGCACAAGCGCAGGGGCTGCAATGATCGACGATAAGCTCGTGCACGAGGCCTTGCAGCGCTGGGCGCGAACGCCTGATGGCCGCGTTTTCTACATCGGTTTGCAAAAAATGCTGATGGGCGTTCCCTCCGACAAATCGGACGGTGCGTTGCGCGAAAATCTGGGTCGCCGCACGTTCGCGTCAGAACTGATGGCCGTGATGGCCGCGGTGATGACGGAGAATCTGAGTGACGACGGAATCGGGTCAGGCGACAGGCCAATCGTCTTCCAGCTCCAGCGGCCAGCAGTCGTCGCAGGCCAGCGGGGGGCAAGGCGGCGGGTCAGCGAGTCAGACGCAGCAGTAGACGCAGACTAGCGCGCAGCGGCCGACCTACATCCCCGAGAAATTCTGGAATGCCGAGAAGGGCGAAGTCCTCGCCGAGCAGTTCACGCAGCATTTCAACGATCTGTCCACGCGCGACGCCGAACGTGTGGCGCGCGAAGCGGCGATCCCTGTTTCGTTCGACAAGTACGAAATCAAGCTGCCGGACGGCTTCAAGGCGCCGGAAGGCATGCAGTTCGAGTTCAACGCCAATGATCCGGCCATGGCCGAGGCGCGCAAGGCCGCGCACGAGCTGAAGCTCGACCAGGCCGGTTTCTCGCGTCTTCTTGGCATCTATGCGGCAAACAAGATCGCCGAGGTGCAGCTCACCAATTCCGGTCGCGCGGCCGAGATGACCAAGCTCGGCTCGACGGGTCCGCAGCGTATCGACGCGATCGAGACTTGGCTGAAGGCCAAGGTCGGCGACAAGGCCGGCGTGATGATTGCGACGCTGAAGAACTACCCGGTCGCGGCGAATGTCGAGGTTTTTGAAACGCTGATGCGTGCCTTCAGCTCGCAGGGAGCCGGTGGCTTCTCGCAGTCCGGCCGCGAGACGCAGGAAGATCAGGGGAAGATCCCCGGATACGAGAACATGAATTTCGCCCAGCGCCGTGCGGCGCAGATGAACGCGCAATTCAACAAGACCGGCGGCGGTCGGTGAGAGGGGCCTAGGCCATGACAATCAACGTTCAGATCACCACTCCGATT